AAGTTGAGTTAGGTACTCTATGTTTGCACACTTCGTGAATTGATCTTACAAAGTCAGTGCTTGTTGCACCACTGTCAATATATTTCCAAAATTCTGTATCTTTACGACCACAAGTATAATGAGCAACTAAGAAGTCTTTCATAGTATCGTATAAATGTCCATTTTTTAGGTTATAATCATCAACTGTTCCGTCATTACATGTTTCTTGTTGTGTTTGACCTAGGCAAGCATATACAAAATGTTTTAATTGCATAATTGTGGTATGGATACTTGTTGCTTCTAAAGGTTCAGCAAAAGCCGCACATAGTCCGATTGATAAAACATTTTTAATCCATAGAGTTTCTTGACGTCCACTATCAAATTTAATATGTCGAATTGGCTCTACTTTACGTCCTATTGTTTGTTCTAATTCTGCATGTGCTTGATCAGGCGTAACAAAAGAATCACAGAAAACATATCCACACCCTCTCCTATTTTTTGTAGGTATCTGCCAACACCAGCCATTGTTTTGTGCCCATGCATTTGTAACAGGTTGAATAACTTCATCGTCTTCATATGGTAATAGGAATGGTAATGCTCCATTGACGGGTAAATTATCTCTATAACTTTTCCATTTACCACCTACTGCTTTCATTAACACTTGATTAAATCCACTAGCATCAATGAACATGTCGCCTTTGACTGTATCACCATTACTAAGTTTAACACCATCTACATATCCAGATTCAGAATTTAATTGTACTTGTTCAACTTCACTATCAATATGTGTTACTGTATCACTTATTTTCTTAAAATATTGTCCAACTTTATGTGCATCAAAATGATATGCATGATTACCATTTACTTGTACAAAACTATTTTTATTATGATGTATTTTATAACCTAATTCTGTTGCAAGATGCAAATAATCTTGTTCTCTATATCCTAATGCATGTTGAAATACAATATCACAACGGTCGTCACTAGTAGGTGTACCGTCAATAGGACCTATATAAAACTTACTTGGATCTTCATTCCATCCAATATGTTTTATACCTAGTTTGATTGTTGCATCACATTCCTTAATAAAGTCTTGTTCATTACAACCAAAGTCAAACATTTCATTTTGTACAATGTTTGTAAGTGATCCTGTCGATCCTTCACCTGCACCAATAATACCAATCTTACTACTTTCAATGCAAGTTACTGTATGTTCTGGTCTAATTTTGCTAATCATAAGTGCGGCAAGCCAACCTGCTGTACCACCACCAACAATAACTATTTTCATACTAACGACCCTCCGTCACCACGTGCCGCATAGCGTTGCCACCAGTCAGTACCCATATTAGTACTTTTAATAGCATCTTGATGGCTTATACTAGAACACATTCTAATATCTTCTGCGGCCAAAAATTGTGTCATCATAAAGTCTATTTCCATAGGGTTCAAATAACTTAGATCTTTCTTTACAGGATAACCCATTTGAATTAACCATAACTGCCAATTAGGTGAGTGAAATAGTGTCATTGAGTCAACATTAGAATAAAACTTCTTAGTAGGATCCTTTAACCATGCTTCGTACCAGGTGTGTTTTTTAGATTTCACATGCGTTTCTTTGACAAAATTCCAAAAAGGTGTGTCCCATTTAGTATCTGCATAGTGGCTGTTTATAAAGTCTACAGCATCTTCATACCAGTAGCCCATTTCTTCATTATAACCACGTATATCTCTTTCACTATAAGCATATTGCGGAATACGTGCCGCAAGTTTTTGTACCCCAGTAGTCATACTTGCTAAACCTGTAGACTCTAATGGTTCTATAAATCCGCCACTTAGTCCTAATGATACAACATTATTTTCCCAAAAGTTTTCACTATAGTACGGAACCCAGTCAATAACTTTTAGAGCTTCGGGTTTAATTCTTCCTTCCCAGTGATCACAAAAATATTGTTTTGCTGTTTCAATATCTGTAATATCCTTATTGAAAACCATACCACTGCCGAAACGTGATTGTGTAGGAATCTTCCAAATCCAACCGTGATCTACAGCAGGACAACTTACATATGGCACACATTCTTTTTCTTTATCTTTATATTCAACATGTCCAGCTACAGCAGTGTTAGTAAATAATCTTCCTTCACCTAACAGTTCTATACGTTTTGCTTTCTTAAGAATAGAAGCGAAACCTGTACAATCTATATAAAAATCTGATTCGTGTGTTGTTCCATTTTTTAATTCTAAACTAGTAATGTTACCTTCGTTGTCTTTGTTAACACCAATTACATCACTCTTAATTACATTAACTTTACCTTGACAATGTTCTTGCAATGCTGTAACTAATTTGCCTGCATCAATATGATATGCTAGTGTTTCAAATGCACCCCACATATCTAGTTTATTATTCATTGTAGTATTATATGTAGGCAATGCCGCTTGCTTAAAGTCTAAGTCTTGTTTAGTTGCCCATAAATCATATTGTGTACATGCTTTATCAAAATAACTTCTGTTCAAATAAAACGGGTGCCAAACACTGCCTTCAGGATTTCTCCAGCCAGGAAAATCAATACCTGCCTTGTAAGTTCCGTCAACTTTTCTAAACCATTCTGGCAAATGCAATCCGCATTGTCTTAAAAACTGAGGAAATGTTAGTACAGTTGCTTCACCTACACCAATAGGGTTTCCTACTTCTTTATCAATAACTGTTAATGGTAAGTCCCAAAAGTTATTTTGTATGTATGCGGCCGCTAGCCATGCCGCCGATCCTCCCCCAACGATTGTGATGTTTCTAAGTTGTTTCATTTTTTGTCCTGTTCTAAATAATCTATAAGACTAAAAACTGTCTCAAATTTAGTTTGATTTGTTTTGCTTTGTAATGTATTCCTTAACCCCATATGTATTGGCTTAGGCCATTTTCCATAACTTACCCATGCATAGCCGTCATGTTCACCATTTAACTGAGGCAGAAATTCATCTTTTACAATACACAAATATGTATGAAAACTAAATTTTTCGTCTGTACTAATAAATGTTTCTAATGGTATGGTTTTTAAAATTTCTGGTATTTCACCAATTTCTTCGTGTATTTCTCTTTGTAATGCAGGCCAAGGTGATTCATTTTTACCATTAGTACCACCTACTAACCCCCATACATTTTTTTGTTTACTTTGGGTACGATGCAATAACAAAAAGCGTTTTTTCTTTAGCGAATAGAACAACGCACCACTGCAAATAATCTCTTGTCTCATGCAAGTACTTATTTTAAAGTGCTAGTCGCCAGGTGCCTTTTCGGTATTCGCCTTCGAAGGAAAGTATCCACTCTGTGCCAGTCCATCTATATTGCACACCAGTGTTTAAATTAGTTATATACTTGGTTTCAGTTCCAGGATCAGCACTAGCATCGAATACAACGTGCCATGCACTTCCATCCCATTCTACAATATCATTTTCACCTGCAACAAAATCTGTATTGTCTGCATTTTTCCAAGCATCAGGCCCGTCATATCCTGCGGCACCTACATTTGAACTTGTATTGATAGCACCTAAAAGTAGAAGTCTTAGTCCTGCAACTTTTGCTGTTGTTGGATTATACTTTTGCGGATCAATAATAAAGTCAATTGATCCTGTGTTAGGTCTACCTGCTGGACTTGATAATATTGTGTTTGTAGGAATAGTATCTTCGTCCCAATTAATTAATAATTGTGTTTCGTCTAATGCGTTAACAGTGATACTACCATTAACACTCATTCCTGTTGTCTCTCCTGCGAGTGTAACTCTTTGCAGTTGTATCTGTGATAATCCTGCACGGTACTGTCCAGGTAAAACATCAATAAGCACAGGCCAACGAATAGAACCTGCTGTTCCTCTGTCAACAATCTGAGCAATATTATTCATAACAATCAAATCATAATCTTTGAATGTTGTTACATCAATATTAATACTGTCACGTTGTGTCCTATCTTGTGTTTTATTCATTGATGGTCGATCAATTGGACTATCACTATATGCTTTTAGTTCAGGAGTAGTCAATCCTAAATTAACTGTACCAGCACTCTCATCAAATATACTCATTACCACATTTGTTATAATACCTAACTTTTTAACTTTTGCAGGTAAATTGATGTATATAGGTGTAGTGAAACTCATTTGTGCTACATCTATTTCACTTTCTGTACCTATTGGAATAGATCTATTACTAAAATTCATGCTAGTAAGTTCAACTGTAGTTAAACTACTCCAGTCAACGTAATTGTCCGTTGTTTGTATTTCAAGTGAAGGATTAAACAACATTAATAGTTGTTCCATTATTTGTAATTTTTGATCAGTATTAGTAGACCAAATATCTACATTTACTTGTAAAGTATATGGGCTAGGCATAATACGTTCTACAGTATAATTTTTACCTTGTGTATTCAAATATTCTTTATTATTACTATCATAAGCTCTTTCTCTAATGTGTACTTTGCTTGTAAATGAGCTATCTGATGTACGTGATCTGTCTTGTTCTAATCCTGTAACATAAACAGACATTCTAGGAGCACTTGGAATTTTATTTTCTGAGTTGTCTCTCAGAATATGACCAACTTGACGAGTTATATCACCATACATTACAGGTACACGGACTATTTTTCCATCACCATCTTTGTAGGAGAAGTTACTAAACAATCTTACTAACTGTGTAATATACCTTCTAATTTGTCCATCATAAAAATGTTGCATTATTTTTTACACCCACAATCGTTAAGGAAGAAATGTACAACTGCCATTGTAAACCACATCCATGTCATTTCACTAACACCAAATAAACTATTCCCATGCATACCCATATCTTTTGCTAAAAAAATTACACCAAAAATTCCAAAAATTAATCCTGCTACATTGTGTCTCATTAATTATCTGCCTTCGCTTTAAGTGCTTGACTTAATCCTTGTCTTTCTTTTACAGTATCTCCGCCTATAGTAGATTCTTTTGTATTGTTAACAAACGTGCCTTTTTGTGTTTGTTTTGTTTCAGTATTTGTTAGCGTCATTCTTACATTATCTTCCATTTTAACCCATCTTCTACCGTCATATCTAAATAATCTATTTGGAAACATATCAACTCTTAAGAAATAATCACCCTCTATTGATGACGTTGGAAAACTTATACCACTGCCAAATGCTTCACCGTTTGGTGCTAAACCATCTCCAATAAGATAACCTGTGTAACCTTCACGTTCTGGTGTTTGATTTACTCTGTCTGCTAATTCATTTTGTGTACTAGCATCAAGTTCGCTAGTATCTGTTGTAACTAGTTCAGGCACACCTCTATCATCTACCTGTAATGTATATAAATGGCTTGTATCATATCCTGCTTTAGGAGCATCAGCTTCTGCTTGTGCAATTACAGCATCATTTACTTGCATTTCTTTTTCGTAAGTAGAAAGCACATCACGTAGTGTTTGTGAGCTTCCTTCTTGTGCAGGCAAATCAAGTATTTCTTTGAATTCTTGACTGTCTACAATCTGCTTCATTTTTATTCTATATAAGTGCGGATACCAAGTTTGTGAAAATCCTTCACTTGCACGATTAACATCTTCTACAACATAATATCTTTTGAGTGCAACATTGAAATCATTAAGGGCATTTTCATCTTTTAGATGTGGAAGCTCAATAACATCTCCTGACATTATTTTTCTTCCTAGTGTTTTTACACTATAGTTAATCGGTATTGTCATAAAGATAATATCATTTTGTAAAAATAGCCCAAATTGACTCATATCAAAGTCAACATCGCTTACATTATAAATGCCACGCATTGTATAAATGTCAGGATCGTACTTGCGATCTCTATTTTCCATAAACAACATATCTTGAATATTTGTTTCTTTTACAGCATCGTATCTAGGCTGTGCCGCAGTTGCATCTGCTTCATCAGGATTTTTAGGCCCCAAATACTTGTGTACAAACACATCGGTTCCGCCCACAGTAAACATTTCAGTAATCTGCTTGTCTAAAAATGCGTAATCTTTTCCCTTTTCGGGTTTGTATAAACTGAGTCTTGGCATAGTAATAGTATTTATCGTTCGCATAAATACAATGTACGGAGAAGATATATGGCAACAAACATAAACACTAAAAAGCAAGAAGTTTTCAAATATGTAGAACTTAGCCTCGGCGGGGGTATGGTTGATGTTGAGCTTGATCCTGATCATTACGAAAGTGCTCTTAATACAGCATTTACAAAGTTTAGACAGCGTAGCGAAAATAGTGTTGAAGAATCTTACGTATTTTTGCCAACAGTTATTGATCAAAATGATTATATATTACCAAATGAGGTAATGGAAGTTCGTAAAATATTTAGAAGATCAATAGGCTCGCGTACAGGTGGCGGCGATGGAGGCACATTATTTGAGCCTTTCAATCTAGCATATACAAATACATATTTGTTGGCTAGTTCTAATATGGGCGGACTTGCAACATATAACGCCTTTGCCGGATACCAAGAATTAGTTGGTAGAATGTTTGGATCATTTATAGAATTTAAATGGAACAGAGCAACTAAAGAATTAAAAC